TGTTAAAATATCCTTTTCTCTTATTACATAAAAGTCCTCGTCTGACAACTGCATCCATTTAGAAAATCCTATTCCTCGTGCCAATCTATCGTGTTCTACTTCTTTCTCAATCATTTCTACAGCAACAGGGTTCTGAATAAAGCATAAACTTTCACCGTGGTCATCTGTAAGAACAGCTTTACCCAACACTTCCTCTCCATTTATGAGTTTTAATACTCCGTAAAATTCTTCTTCGTGTTTGGCGTAATTAATCATCCTTTAGTTTAACGTCTATGATTTCATAATCAAACTTTTCTTCATTATAAATTTTGACTCTCTCTAACAAATGATTCAATGTGTAATTGTTTCCTCTGTCAGTGGATATGTCATCAGCAATATCATAAAGAGTTGCTTTTGATTTATTGTCGCCCTTCCTAAGTACTCGTCCAATGCTTTGTAAATTACGAATACGAGATTTAGAAGGAGAAGCAAAGATAACATTATGTAGATTACGAATATTTATACCTGTACTGAATGTACCATAGGAAGCAACAATAATAGAATTGTTTGATTTTTCAGTTAACTCTCGAATTTCTTCTCGGTCTTCTGTATCAACTCCTCCATGTACAACATACACAGGTGTGTTTGTATCACTATTTATCATATTGAACAAAGGTAAACCGTGTCTTTCTACGTAGTTAAATAGAATTAGTGTATTACCTTTGAGATCTTTTGCTAAATTTTTAATGAATTTATTTCTAGGTTCATGCTCAACGAGGTAGTCCATCTCGTCCTGATACCCTTCAAATATTTTATCTTTATGTTTTATTAGTATAATTTTTACTTTTAATTTAGAAAGATATCCCTGCTTCATTAGTTCATTGGTCTTTGTGACCTTAGAACATTTACCGAAAACTCCCTCCAATACTAACTGATTAACGTTTGCACCATCTAATGTACCAGTAAATCCAATACGATATTTACAATCATGGAGTTTACCCATAAGTGATGTCAAAGACTTTGCTTTAAATAGATGTGCTTCGTCACCTATCACACAGTCAAACTTATCAAACCACTTCTTAGGTTCTTTATATATTGATTGCCATGTGGAAATCACTACATCATGTTCCGTATATTTCTCTGCTCCTGCATAGAGTTTATGGCAATGGTGATCTACATTCCAACCATATTCTTTAAAGTCCTTATACATTTGTTCCACAAGAGATGTTGTGGGTACAACTATTAATACATTTCTATCCGCATTAACATGGTATCTCACCAATGAATAGATCATCAAGGATTTCCCGCTTGCAGTTGGCGACAATAGGAGTCGTCTGTTGTATTTCAGGCATTCGTATATTGCTTGGTATTGGTAATCCCTTACCCTATGATTCAAACAAAGACTCTGTACAAATGACGCAACTCCCTCAGGAGTAATCAAATCATTTGTTTCTTGGGGGTGACCATAATATCCATCTTCATCTAAAACGTAGTCATACCCTTTCTTCTCTGCCCAGTCAGTAAGATAATCTACAAGACCACAATAGATCTCTCCATTAGCAGGTGAGTATAATCTTATCTTTCCATCCCATCCTTTATATCTTCTTGTCTTCTGCATGTACTTTGCAGACTCAACCTCGAAGGTAAAGAAGTCTGCTAACTCATAATTGATATGATCTGCTGCTTCTACTTTTAAATATACCTCATTCTTCTTTGCAATCTTGAGGTCCATCATTTCGACTTAAGTCACTATATTATATAGTGTATCACTAGAACCCATTCTTAAATTTTTCCCAGTCTATTGCATTCTTGATTTGAAAATTACGATTGTTAATCATTCTCAATACACCATCCAAATAAGTTAAACACTGATCTACATACTCAATTTTATATTGCAACTTTCTCACCTCATCGTCACCTTCTATAAACATATTGACTTCTTCTTTGGTAGTCAACTTATAATCAAAAGGCAATTCTTTATACACAGTTGATGGTGCTTTACCTTTATAGTATATCCATTTCTCTCTAACAATTCTTTTCATCTCAATCTCACGTTCTTTCTTCATTAGTCCAAACGTGGTGTATAGTTCCATATATCGCATATGGAGTTGTGGAATTTTTGTGGATTCTTCGCAGTAAAGATCGTTATCAATTACGGAATCCTTCTTCCACATCTCCTGTATCTGTTCTAGATTCATTATCAATCCAAGGGTCTGGTATTATACTCCCTGATCCTTCGTTTCCTTGAAGAAATCTTGGAGACTGCTTTGGCAGTTCACTGTTTTTTCGTTCTTGGGTCTGATCCCTTTCATCTTTTCGTAGTCGCTGTGCATCGCTCCTAGTAACCATGCCTGTGCTAGTTGCTTCGGACCTTCTTTCAACAACTGGATTTGAAATTTCGATAGACCAGCCTTCATCTCCAAGTACTCCAGTCTCCAAGATGTTTGGTCTTCTAATTGGTTCATTTCTGTCCCACTCTTTTACTAATTGGTCAGCTTGTGTGTCAACTGATCGCATTGTATTTTCTATTTTAGCATAGATCCACTTTTTTTTCAACCACTCTAGCAAACCAAGTGCTAGATGCCTAACGAAAGGGTTCTTGAATTTCTTCTTTACCCATCGCTCTGCCTTGTGATACCAAGGATCTACACCTTTACCAAAGGTTTTTTCAAAGGAGAATAGCACCTATTAAAATCCCTTTAGTGAAAGCAAGACAATGTATTTGATAGTCTGACAACTTATATTTATCTTGAAATTTTTTTATAAGTTTCTTATCCCACTCTACAAATGCTACGAAAGATTTTTTGATGTTAAGATTGTACATGTTTACCTACGTGTCGATTGGTTTACGTTTCTTACCTCGTACAAGGTATATCTAAATGTTGCTGATGCTGTAAAATAAGTGCTATCACTTCCTGTCACATCAAATGGTAATGATGATAAGTTGATAGGAAAGACTGATTTAAAAACTACATCAAAGTTTGCAAGGTTATTGTTATTTAATATTTGTAATGTAGCATCAGAAAATCTTGGATCTTGGTTAGTTCCTCTGGTAATGTTTTCTTGATTCCAATTATATCTATCTTCGTATTCACCTGGTGTAGACAGTGCTCTCATCCAGTTGTGTATCTCCATATAATTCTTTAAGTCTTCATCTACTATAAACTCTATAGTTAAATCTTCGTATGATGCTGTACTCTCTACTGGTATGGTGACAAAACCACGTGTAGGTATTTCAATATTACCTGTCGTAAATGCAGGTATATTTGCTTTCTGACATAAGAACGATGTTTTCTTTGCTCTATCTAATAAGAATAAAAATCCTATAGGGGATAGAAAGTTCTTGTTAGTCAGTTGATCTTGATACCAATTTGCCATTTTATCCGTTAATGTTTTCTAACCATGATGTAGCAATATATTTTTCACCTGATAATGGAGGATTACCTCTATGAGTATGCGTAAACCCTGCTGGCCAAAGTAATACTTGTCCTTTTTTAGGTTTAAAACGTTTAGAAAGGTAGAGAAATTCTGTTTCTCCTCCTTCAAAACCTTCGTTGAGATACATCATAGTTGCTAACAATCTACGATTAGTTCCCATAGAACCATTCTCAGCATGCCATGAATGATAACCGTTTTGTGGTGTAGTCTTTTGTACATTCAAATATACTTGTTGGTATCTAAATCCCAATAGACTTTCATACTTGTCAATGTATAATTCTAAACACTCACCGCAAATATCATTGTATTGTTTCATCCATTGGTATCCGCAAGAATGATCCAATATAAAATCTTCCGTAGCAAGACACTCGTCTTTACGTTGATTTGCTCTACGTTCTTTACCAAAGATACCTTTGCGATTAAACGTAGCACCACACTTCTTTTGATATTCCCAATAATCTATCAATGGTTGAGTATTGAATTTAGTATCAAAGATACCAATAAAATCATCAAACCTTACATCATCTATCATAATTAAGTATACTATACGTTTATATTTAGTGACAAAAAAAAGGTGCCTATCCAGACACCCCTTCCCCTTTTCACACGTGTAATATTATTTATTACATATGTAGCAAGGATTACATTAAGAAAACCTTTAAATAAATGGTTGTAAAAAAGGTTCTGTCTCTCCTTGGATTTGAGGGTAGAACCAAATCTCAAAGTTAAGATCAGATATTACTTTTTCTTCAAAGACACCTGGTTTTAACTTTTCATATACTGGACGGTATGCACTGTCTCTTTTTAATTCCCACCTATCTTTCAAAGTAGTCATTAAATTTTTACGTGCGGTAGCTATACCAATTGAGTTTTCTGAGTCTTTTTCATTGAACATCATAATCTTTAAGGTCT